GCATTTGAAACGCAATAACTTGTTCTAAATTTCTTAATCCTTTTTTAAACTCTCTAACATATTCTGTTTTCTTTTTTTCTAATTCTTGTTTAGACTTATCAGTTTTGAGTTTATCAATCTCTTTTTTGAAATGGTTTTCTACATGAGCAATATAACCATTTGCGTGTGCTCTTGGGTCTTTTATGTTTTGACCAGCACGAACTTTTGTGTTGTTATATGTTTTTAAACTTGCACCAACTAGTTTTCCAGTAAGTGATTCTTGTAATCTTAAAAATTTACTTAATAATTGTGAATTAATTCTTTGAAAGGTTTTACCAGTGTTTGATAGATGTCCAGTAACAATAGCGGTTTCTGCTTCTGTCATAGTTGCCTTACCAGATACATCTTTATAAGTTGCATCATCCATCCATACTGATTTTGTTTTTGTAAGACCAGCGATATTTGCACCAAATGATGCAGTCATATCTTGAAGTGTAGAACCTTTGTAAGTCGTATGCCATACAACACCAATCTTAGATGCGTTCATAGTTTTACCTAAATCACTATTAACTGGAACTGCATATACGATTGTATTTGGTTGGAAAGTATAATATGATGTTCCATCAATCTTTTCTGTTGATAGGTCTGTGTACATCAAGTCACCTTGAAGAACTCCCTTAATACCAAGTTTTGAGAACTCTGCAAGTGCAACCTTAAACTTTGCATTTAGGTCACCAGATAAATCTGCATCAATCTCTGCATTTGTTTTATATAATTTTGGGTCTACATTAAATACAGATTTCTTCGCAACAAAAAACTTACCGTCTTCTGGGTCAACACCAGCAAAGATTGCAGGCGCACCATCCCACTTGACTGTCATACTTACAGAAGACCTTGCACTACCAGCAAGCATATCTCTTAGGGAACGAACAAAGTTAATCGCAGCCCTACCCCCAGGCACACCAAAATTTAAGATTTCATCTTCAATGTGTTCTAAGTGTAGGTTCTTACCTTCTTTACCCTCTAATAAACTAAACATTTGGAACACCCACTATTGAACTACTTGCATCAATTTTATAACTCCAATCACTACCACTTCTATTAATAAATTGCAACATTAAATATTCTGGTAGTAACTGGTCATTCTGATTAACAGCACCAACTAATAGATAAGCATAAATTGCATTATATGTTGGATTTTTAGATGATTTTGCAATTGAAATATACATATATGGTACATCCATACTTTCACCCAATTTTAAGATATCTTCTTTTGTAGAGGACTCAAATTCATCTTTTGTATGTTTGTAGTGAGCGCCACCACCCATACCATACACAATCCATAAAGGTAATTGTGTTTTACCAAACATTGCTTCTGCTCTTAGTTTTGCATTAAGACCAACTAAAGAGTCTGATATTTTATTATAAGAACCAATATTAGAAAGTATACCTTCTAAAATAGTATTGAATGTTCTGTAAGATGCATAGTTTACTACCAGTTTTAGTGCTGGATTTATATTTTCTCTGGTGATAGTATCACCAACGGTTTTACTTAAAACTTCATCTGCAGCTGCCTTGAAATTATTCATTTCAAGTATTGGGTTTGTTCCCTTGTTTCCTATAACAACTGAACCCTCTTTTGCTCTATTGATAGACTGTACATTTCTCATCAACGTATCATATTCTTTATTTGCTAAATCTTTTGCAATTATTTCACCTTTGAGAATTTTCATCTCTTTTAATAAAGGAGCATTAATAGTTACTGGTGGTAATACTTTTTCTGCGATATAATTTTCAGTAAGATTTCCACCCAAAAGTTTTACAAGATTAGATGCAGATTTATGTGCTTTATCTCTGGTAATAGTTTTAGTAATTTTAATAGCAGATTTTAGTAATGTATTTCTAAGTTTAGTTAAGACCTTTTTTGAAAAATCTATTAACTTAGATGCACCTAATTTTATTAGTTCAACAGTTTTACCAAAGATTGCTCTTAAACCTTCTTCTAATTGTTGAATATCCTCACTGACAAGTTGAGATGGACGCATTGCTTGTTGTCCATAAATCTGATTTATAAGAGAACTTAGTTTCCCTATCCTTGCAGTTTCTTGTCCTTTTTTGAGAGATACTTGAACAAATTCAATGTCTGTTCCATCAATTTTAACTTTACCATTATTATCCCAACTCATATCTGCATTTGGTAACGCCTTCAATAAAGAGTCTACTGTGCCTTTAGTAATCAATACCATATCAGCAGTATTTGCTTTTGCACCTTCAGCATATTTTTTGGGAGTATTTTTATAGTATTTGTCTATACTTTTATGAAGAACTTGAACACTTCCCCAATTGACATTGGGAATATTTTTCATGTCACCACCGATTAATTCAATCGCTTGAAGTAGGAATGTATTATCTTCAGTTTTTGAAAGAAAGTCAGTAATCCATTTTTTACCTTTATCGTCAAACTCACTTTCAGACATTGCAGATTCAACATCTCTTATTGTTGGTAAAGTTTTACTACCAGATGTTTTTGCAACTATGTAAGCCCAGGCTTCAAAAACAGACTCAGAAAGAGTTCCACCGCCCACAGACTTAATGACATCTTGAACCTCTTTTTTATCTTCTTTGAGGTATACTTGAAATGATTTCATTATCCAAACACTCCATATATTAATAGTATTATTTATGTGTTAGGAAATTTGGAAACCCAAAGTCTCCAAACGGTTTCTTTGTATTCAGAACAACTGCTTGGTTCTCTGCGTCTTCTTCAAAGTTATATACTTTAATGATGCGTCTAGAGGGAAGTTCAATTACTTCCCACTTTTTAGTCTCTACGTTGATGTCATGGTAATACTTTACCTTAGACTTTGATGTCCGAAAATTTCTCATACTTGCTAGTCTTTCCAGCAAATGGAGTGTTGTCAAATACAGGCTCTTCATTGTCTTGTCCAGAATCTACTAAGTCCTTTTGTGCTTCTTGTTCAACATCATACAATCTCATTTTCGCTCTGTCAATACCTAAAATGAATCTTTTATTGACAGTAGGGTCATTGTAACGATTCTTTAACTGTTTTACACAGATTTGGTTAAGGTCTTCAAGTTCCTCTGTAGAAATGAGAGCAAACATAAGGTCAGCCGTAGCTGGTAGACCAAAACTCTCTGACGTATCTTCCAACCCAATGTCGCTTGAGACAAACCCCCCTCTAGTAGTTTGTGTCGCTGACATAATCGGTACGTTTGTTTCAACGGCGAGGCCTCTAAGTTCTTCTGCAATCGCCTTAATATAGAAGTATGAACCAACATTTGCATTTCCTCTAAACCTTGATGATGCACATATATTCAGATAGTCAATAAAAATAATGTCTGGTTTGAAACTTCTCTTCAGTGCGAGTTCCTTGATTAGACTTCTAAAGTTTCCAACATGAGCAGATGCAGTTGGATATTCTTTGACAATCAACTTTCCATTTGTCTTTTTGTTTATCTTTGTAAGATAACTTTCAAACATCTTCTTAGGAAGTGTATGTAAGTCATCCATAGTTACATTCATTAAGTTTGCATCAATACGTTCTGCAATGCGTTCTTCTGCCATCTCTAATGTGATATACAGAACATTCTTACCTTGCATAAGTGTAGATGCAGCCATGTGACACATGAACAAAGACTTACCAACTCCAGTTCCAGCAAGTGCAATATTTAGTGTCTTTTGTGGTAAACCACCTTTTGTAATCTTGTTGAAGTAGTCTAGGTCAAACGGTATCTTTTCCTCTTTCTTGTGATAGAAATCATATCTATCCAAACCATCTTCAACATAGTCATGTCCTACTGATAGGTCAAAAGAAACACTTAGTGCTTCTGATAGAATAGAAGGTATCGCTTCTGGAGTTCTATTCTTATCTTTCCCATCAATAATACTTATCCCATCAAGAACTGCGTTATATATCGCCTTGTCCTTACAGAATTTCTCTGTTTCGTCATGTAACCATTGCAAGTCCACTTCTGTTTTATCAAGTGAACTAATGATATCCACAACTTTCTTATAGTCTTCATCATTGATATCTTTACGATTATCTACACCGATAGTAAGAGTTTCTTTTGTAGGTAAAGTATTATACTTATCTAGAAACTTTTCAATCTCTTCAAATACTACTCTCTCTTGTCGGTTTGCATAATATAAAGGTTTAATAAATGGGATTACTTTTCTACAGTAATCCTCATTATGTATTAAGTGTGTGAGAGTTGTTCTCTCAATCGTTTGCGTTATTGACATATTGTAAGCTTCCATCATTCAATTGTTCATCCATAATATCATAAAGTATGTCTCCAATCAAGTCAAAAAAATCATCTTTAAAATATTCTTTATCTAATCCATTAGAATCTAGTATCTGCCATTCAAACTGTAATCGTAGATGACCATCCTCTTCATGGGGTGTAACTTTACCATATTTGTAAACTACACCTTGATAAAAACCAGCGTCTTCAGTTAGTCCTATTGCTTGCCATTTTGCATTTTTATTCTGGACGAACTTGTACTTCTTCTTGATTTCCATACTTAAACTCTTTCATTGCACATTCATCTAACTGTTTCATAATATCCTCAGTAAAGAACTTCTCTGGGTTATTATTAATCGTCTTACCGAATGTTTTAGAACCATCTGGTAATTCAATACGAGTTGATACATTTTTAAATATACCATATTTTAATGCCAAGTCAAGTAGTCCGTAATACTTATCAAGACCTTTATCATAAGTCAAACGAACATCTACCATTTTATTTTCAACGGTAATTCTTGACTTATGGTTTTTACAATGCACAATATTTCCGATTACCTCAGTTCCATCTTTCTCTTTCTTTTTTGAAAGGTATACGATAGATGAAGCTGCATACTTTAGACCAGAACCACCACCCATTTCTTTTGTTGGGAACATAGAACCCACAACATCATAGGTGTGATTAGTAACAACCATA